CCGATTGGCAGCTCGAGCACATTTCCTTTCGGCCATGAATCGAAGGTCCATGACCAGCTCTGAGTGATAAGTGCTAAATCAAGTGCCGCCTCTATTTGAAGCCTTGAGCTAGTGATGAGACTCGCAAGCAGAGAATTTTCATCGTCGTAGTCGATTCGCAAAAACCATTTGGCTTCATCCACCGTCACCGGCTCGACCGCGGGTGCGGACGTCAAGACGAGACCCATGATGGCTCCATTGCGGGCAGAAAAAGTTTCAGGCGGGGTCGCTCGGAAATCCAACCGAGCAACCCCGCCCACACTCGCGCGGTGGGAGGAGGCCACGCGAGCAAATCTCGCGAGCCTGAATTGAGGCGCACTCGCGAGGCGACCGAAGTGTCTGCTAGGCGCTGAACTTCAGCAGCTTGATGGCATCGAAGTCCTGCACGCCACCGCCGACGCGCTTCGTCGTGTAGAACAGCACGTAGGGCTTGGAGCTATAAGGATCGCGCAGCACGCGAATGCCAACGCGATCCACGATCAAGTAACCGCGGCGAAAATCGCCGAACGCGATTGCTGGGCTGTCCGGCGCGATGTCCGGCATATCTTCTGATTCAGTTACCGGGAAGCCCATCAGGCTCGCAGGCTCACCAGGTTTGGCCGACGGCTGCCAGAGATAAGTGCCGTCCCCATCCTTCAGCTTGCGAACTGCCGACTGTGTCGCGCGGTTCATCACGAAGGTGCCGTTGGCGCGATAGCCGCCCTTCACGGAATAAATCAGGTCGATCAGCTTGTCGGCAGGATTGGATTCGGGAAAGCCGCCCGACACGCCCGTGGAAATCGTGCCGATCTTACCCCAAGTCCAAGCCGCGTTATCCACCGTCGGATAGCTGAGGAAACCCATCGGCTTGTTGACGCCATCGCCGGTGACGAAAGCAGTGCCTTCCTGGGCGGCAAAAGTCAGCCGGACCTCCTCTGCGATCCACTGGTCAATATCGACTGCAGCGTCGTCAAGGAGCGATTGCGTGGCTGCGGGCATGGCGTAGAGCTCGGCTGTCGGGAACGACAGCTCGGCCAGCTTGGGGCCATCCGTCTCTGGCCGGGGGTCGGTTTCGCCAACCCAACCGGCAGCCGGGCCGGGAATTGCAAACGGCTTTTTGTAAACCGAGCCGGAAACTTGTCGAACATCGGCTATCGCACGAATTGGAGACACACTGCGCAACGCTCTGTTTATGGAGCGCTCGGTCTCTTCTGGCACGAGATAGCCGCCATCCGTATCTGAGCCGACCGACAAACCTTTGCCCTCAAAGTCGCGGAGGAGATGAGTTTCTCCCCGGCGCATGTAGCTCTCGAAGGCTGTCTTGTGGTCGAGGCCGCCGGACGAGCGTGCGACAGATGAGCCGAGCTGCGGTCGCGCCGCTTTGCGAACGAGCTCCTCGATGACTCGCTTGTTCTCGTCGAGAGCTCGGTCGATACGCGCCAGCTTGTCGACGGTGACAACGTCAGCGCTCATATAGCGCTCGATTTCCGACAAACGGCGATCGTTCGTTTCTTTGAAGGCCTCGAAGGCCCGCATAAAATCCTCGAATGCGATGCTGAGGTCGGCGGCGGATGTGGACTTCACCTCTAGCCCTTCATTGTTCAGCATGACGGCCGAAATCCTTTCGTAGATTGAGATTGATTGAGGAGCTGCGCTGCTTCGGCGATTTGCCTCAGCAAACGCTCTTCCCAGGACGAGGCCCGCTCCGCATCCCGCAGGAGCCTAAGGCCTTTGAGGCCCTCGCGCATCACAGCGCGAGCCTCTGAGCGCGTGAACCCAGCGTCCTGCGTGAGCCAGCGCTCGAATTCCCGCTCGGTCGGCGCGCGGCCGGCGAACGGATCGGATTTCACGGATGAAACCCGCGCTTCGGGTTGCATCGGGAAAGTGACAATCGAGATCTCCCAAAGGTCGATTTTTTCCAGACGCCGCACACCTGTGCGCGGGTCGCGCACTCCTTTGACCGTGCGGAAACCGATCGATAAGCCATCGATGGCGCCGGATCTCATCAACGACAGGACCTCACGCGCCTTGGCGACCTCTGTCGCCAACTTGCCGCGTACGAACAGGCCGCGGGCATCCTCGTGAATGGTGATCCAGGTGCCGATCGGCTGATTGGGATCATGCTGAAACAGCATGCGAATGCCCGCGGGGCCACGTTTCGCAAGGCTCTCGCGAAATGCTCCGGGCACTATGATATCGCGCCCCAAGTCCTCGCGATTAAACAGGCACGCGTAGCCTTCGAAAATGCCGTTGAAGCTCACATCCTTGAGTCCCAGCGAGGTGAGCTTCACCTCTCGCACAGCCTGCAACGGCCGAGCAGCAAGTGGCTCCATCCAACCCATCCAGTCTTTTCCGAATTGTTCGTCAGACGTCGTCCTCAAGCGGACGGCATCTCGTCACCGCCGGGCAGCGGCCCGTAGCCCACGGCGGCTCGCTTCTCGTTGCGAGTCAGAAAGGAAGATCGCTCGACACGGGACCAGAGCGCCTCGCGTTCCGTCGACAAAGCTTCGATGGTGTCGAGGTCGGGCTTGAGCTCGACCGCTTTGCTCCCCCATGCCGGCCCCAACCAAGCCGCAAGCGATTTGGCAGCACGATTGACGAGAGGCAGCACGGTTTGCCGCCAGAAGCTGCGGTTCGCCTCTTGATAATTGGCATAAGTATTGTCGCCAGGAATGCCGAGCAGCATGGGCGGCACCCCCAGCGCCAAAGCAATTTCGCGAGCTGCGGCGTGACGCGCTTCTATGAAATCCATATCGCGGGGTGAAAGGCTCATTGCTTTCCAATCGAGTCCGCCCTCGAGCAGCATGGGCCGGCCTGCATTGCGCGCCCCCTGAAAGCTTTCCTCTAGCTCTGCTTTGAGTCGCCTGAACTGCTCCTCCGTCAGCTGCCCACCGGCGGTGTAGACCAGCGCACCCGAGGGTCGAGCCGAATTGTCGAGCAGAGCCTTGTTCCAGCGGCTAGCCGTATTGTGGAGGTCGATCGCCGTTGCGGCTGCCTCGATTGGAGACAGGCCGTAATGGTCATTCACTGGATGGAAAAGCTTGACGTGAAGAACGCGATTCACGCCGGGCACGACCTCACCGCTGAGTATGATCCGGCGGCCATCGACGGCGTATTCGTACGCCTCGGGCCACCCGTTAGCGCCCGGAATAACGCGCACCCGGTCCGGCCGTAAGACGTGCAGCTCCCAGATGCGGTCGCCCGATCCAATCGCTTCGATATATGTGTTTCCAGCGACCAGCAAATAGCCGTACCACGCCTCCAAAAAATCTGTGGTGGTCTGGCCACCACCCGGACGGCGCAACAAGTCGAGCAGTGGATGCTCCTCGATTTCGTGCTCCCCCTCGTAGAGCAGGAGGGGCACAGAGGCGGCAGCCTCCGAAATCATCCGGATGCTTCGATACACGATGGGATTTCTCATCATCCCTTCGCGGGCGAAAGCGGAATAATCGCGCGGCATCCATGCCGGCATTCCGAGCCCTTCCACCGCAATTAGTGGTGCGTGCGAGCCCGATTTCCGCTCGCTGTTGCGCGCCCGCCGAAAGCCAAAGACGCGCGCCATCCGCGCCAGCCGCGAGGGCTGTCGTTCGATTGCCGTCATTTCTCACCCGATTATTGAGGCTGCGCCCGCTAGAGCACGCGCACAGCGGGCCGAGGTGGTGCATCTAGGATGAGATCGGTCAGCGCCCAAACGAGCGCATCGAGGCGATCTGGGCTCCGGCCGTTCGCCAGACCATCGGCACCGAAGGCGAGCATTTGCGCTTCGAGCTCCGCGTGGTGACCCACGTGTGACACACGGCCCTCCGCATAAAGCGAAGCGACAGGCTCTGCCCTTAGCCATTTCCCGCGCGTCGCCCGTACCATCCGAATGGGGACGGCAGGGTCGATCTGGCGCAGAATTGACTGAACGAGATCACCGCCTTGATTGACCTCGGCGACGATCCGGTCTGCGGAAAAATCATTGTAGGCGGCGATTGCAGCGCGCGCCCACACCTGTGGCTCACGGCCCTGCAAAGTCCTGTCGGCGAGCACATAGGCTCGCCCGTCGGGACCGAGCCCCGCAACGCAAATCCCGCACGCATCCGATGATTTCGTAGCAGTAACCGGCGGATCGACGGCAACCACGACCCGCTGCAGTGCCGGCGCGTTCGCAACACGATGCTGCTCGATCCAATCCCGCCGCCAAAGGCCACCAGGCAAATCCTCGATCAGCTCACCATCGAGCTCCTGACGGCCGAGCAACGACCCGCCATATCGTCGTTCCATTTCGGCCAGAAATGCCGGAGCGAGATTCGCTGCATTGTCGGCCGTCCGCACCCGGGTTACAACTGTACTGTCCTCGCTCATGATGCGCTTGAGGATCGGAACAGGCCGCGGCGTCGTGGTGACCACCTGGCGCGGCATCGATCCGAGCCGAAGTCCGAATTGCAGCATGTCCCACGTTTGCTCCGCGTAGCGCCACTTGGCGATTTCATCGAGCCACGCCGCTGCGAACTGCGGTCCGCGCAAGCTCTCCGGATCTTCCGCGGAAAAGAGTTGTGCGATGACGCCGCTCGGCCAAGTCAGCTGGCGTTTCGAGGACTCGAAGCGAGGCCGATCATTCGGCGGATGAACCGCCAAAAGTCCGGACACGCCTTCCACCATCACGCTGCGCACCTGATCGAGTGTTTCCCCGATGAGCGCGATGCGCCCGCAGTCAGCCCCGCCTCTCCGCGCCAATGCTGCCGCCTCGGCCCTGACCCATTCGGCGCCGGCACGAGTCTTTCCCGAGCCGCGACCGCCAAGGATCAACCAAGTGCGCCACGGACGGCCCTGCGCATCACGGGCTGGCGGCAACTGATCATCGCGCGCCCAAATTTGCCAATCCCAATAGAGAAAGCGCAGCTCCGAGATTGAAAGATCCGCGAGCGCCGCAACGATCTCATCTCGCGGCGTACCGCTCGCCAATGCGGAGAATGCGTTCCGCAATTTCAAGGCGGAGGCGGTCCGCTTCACTGTCATCGACGGAGATGGCACCGCTGGAGTGTCGGGAAGCGGACCGGGCGACATCGGCTTCAGATTGCAGCTCCGTTAATTTCTCGATTGTGCGTGTCAAAGTGCCGATCGCGCGTGTTTCACGCTCACGATCGGCTGCCGTGCCCGGCTCACTTGATTCCATTTGGATCTCCATCAACTTGAGATTCCGGTCGACGACCTTCAGCAATCGAGCAATCAATGCTTTCCGATCAGAATCCCCGCTTTCAGAGTTTCTTCGCTTTGTTATTTTATCCGACCGTTTTAACCAGCCTTCCGCCGCACGGCGTCTTTGAATTGCCGATGGCGTAATCCCGTGCTCTGCGGCGATTGCAGCGATCGTTTTTTCGCCATCCTCGTACATTCGGCGAATAGCCACCCAATCGGGCTCTCGCCGGCGCGAGGCCTTCGCTTTGTCCATGACCTGTAGGGAAGCATAATTGGGAGGAAGTGCTCAGCGCGGCGACCGTCACCGGCCCTCGCGCAATTGTCGCGTTATACCTTACCTATGCCAAAACAGCGTTACGCTGTCAAGGGGAAAATTCGAAAATCTATCGCAATTTCAGGATGTTAGCTGGGAAAGGACTCCTCCGCGCCCTCATCATATCACGCGCCAGAGCACCGGGGAAAACTTTCTCCATTAATTCGACTGCTGAGCAACCCCTTCCTGCTCCGCGAGCACATGACCGGCAAGATAAAGCGATCCGCAAATCAAAATGCGTTTGGGTTCAACATTATTGGCTTCAATAAGCCGGATAGCTTCGGACGTATTAGCCGCGCTCGCCGCATCGAAGCCGAGGTTGCGTGCAAGAGCAGCCAAGGCTTCCGGATCAAACGGGGCTTCATGCGCACCGGGAATCG